GTAGATTATGATTTAATATTTCAGAAAGCATTTATTGATCCTTTAGAAAATATATTGAAACCTTTAGGATGGAATACAGAACCTCAGGCTACACTCGAGGATTTATTTGCATAATGGAATTGCAATCATTAGCAGGCTGGGGTTTATTTGTATGTATGATAGTTTCCAATTGGGTGATGTTTATTCTTATAGATGGATTTTTTGAAGGGGATATAGAAGGAGTTAAATATGAAAAATAAAGATGAAAGAAATACACATTTCATATACAGTATATTGAAAAGTGGTTTTAGATGTGGAGGTTGTGTTATACCTTTTGTTATTAATGAGCCGTGGGCTTGGCAAGTATTTTTAGGAGCATTCTTTGTTGCTGAGATACTAGGAATTATGGAGGAGTTATAATGGGAACACACGCATGGAAAAAGAAAAGCGTAAGAGCTAGAAGGGAAGGTGCTTTAGAAAGACTTAAAGCATCTAAATTTACACCAAAAATTGTGCAAGGAAAAGAACGCAATGAAGAGAACTGGACAAAGAAGAAAGAGAAACAAATTGAAACTCTTGAATCCAGAATTAGAGGGACACAAGGTTAAGTTTCAACATAAGAAACTTTTAGATCAACAAAAAGAGATTGACGAACAATGGGAAAGAATAAAAAAATTGCAGTCATTGGATATGGATTTGTAGGCAAAGCCACATATTATTTTTTAACTGAAAAACTATATGGCGAACTTTCAGACGTCTATATTCATGATCCTGATTTAGGTTACAACATAGATAATTGGAATGAAATTGATTATGCTTTTATTTGCGTTCCAACTAACCTAAAACAAGGAAAGTTAGACACAAGTATTATAGATAAGATACTATCAGAACTTTATGTAGGTGTACAACCTGTTATTAGAAGTACAATAGGTCCTGATCAATGTTTGGCTTATGCTAATAGAGGAATAATTATAATGCCAGAGTTTTTAAGAGAAAAACATTGGAAGGAAGATATAGACAATCCTAACATTGATATTTTAATTGGTTGTTATAATTGTGATGAATTTGTTGATCTAATGTCATGTGGTAATAAATTTGTAAAACAGGTTACACCATGCGAGGCAAGTGCAATAAAAATGTTTAGAAACGCTGCACTGGCTGTTAAAGTAGGTTTAGCAAATGACTTTAAAAATATATGTGAAGTACAAGATATAGACTATGAAGTCATAAAAGAGTTTCTAGAGAATGATGAGAACTTAGGAGGAACACATTGGGCTGTTCCAGGCCCAGATGGAGAGTACGGTTTTGGTGGCACTTGTTTACCAAAAGATTTGACACATGCTTCTGAGCTATGCTATAATTCTTTTAATATAATGAATACAGCCTTAGAGGCTAATAAAGGTAGGAGAAAAGATGGGTAATCTATTAGATAAATTACAAAAAAATTCCACAATTAGAGAAACAGATATTTTGACTGACTCTAAGTTTTTTAATGACAAAGACTTGATACAAACATCTGTTCCAGCAGTTAATGTTGCTTTAAGTGGTAAACTAGACGGTGGACTTACACCTGGACTTACAGTATTTGCAGGTCCTAGTAAGCATTTTAAAACAGCATTTGCTATGTTATTAATTAAGGCACACCAAGAGAAATATCCTGATGGTGTTGTTTTATTTTATGATAGTGAGTTTGGTGCACCTAAGTCTTATTTTGAGACTTTTGATATTGATACTAGCAAAGTATTACATACACCTATTGCAGATATTGAACAATTAAAACATGATGTGATGCAACAGTTGAATGGTGTAGAACGAGGCGATAATATTATGGTTGTTGTTGACTCTGTAGGTAACTTGGCTTCTAAGAAAGAAGTAGAAGATGCCTTGGAAGGTAAGAGTGTAGCAGACATGACAAGGGCTAAACAAATGAAGTCCTTATTTAGAATGATTACTCCTCATCTAACAATTAAAGATATTCCAGCTATTGTAGTTAACCATACATATAAAGAGATAGGATTGTTTCCTAAAGATGTGGTTAGTGGTGGCACAGGTATTTACTATTCTGCAGATAATATTTTTATTATTGGTAGACGACAACAAAAGACAGGAACAGAAGTTACAGGTTATGAATTTATAATTAATGTTGAAAAGTCTAGATTTGTTAGAGAGAAGTCTAAAATTCCTGTAGAAGTTACATGGGAGAACGGTATTAGTAAATGGTCTGGGTTACTAGACATGGCGATGGCTTCTGGACATGTAATTAAACCTAGTAATGGTTGGTATCAGAGAGTTGACATGGACACAGGTGAAGCAGTAGATCCTAAAGTTAGAGCTAAGGATCTAGGTAAAGATTTTTGGTTGCCTGTACTCTCAGATAAAAGATTTGGAGACTGGGTTAAAAAGTCATATACTATTGGCTCTGTAGAAATGATGGCAGAGGAAATCAGTGATGAAGATATTCAACAAGAATACGAAAAAGTGTGATAGGTGTGAAAAACCTATAGACAAAAAAGACAAAGCATATTGTTTTCATAATGGCGATGACGAAGTATATATTTGTGCTCCGTGTGTCATAGAAGTTTACAATGATTACAAGACAGAGGTAAAAAGAGATGCTTGATACAATTATTCTAGTTAATTTAGTTAGAAACGAAAAGTATGTTAGAAAAGTTCTACCCTTCATTAAAGAAGAGTATTTCTCAGATAACGAACATTCTTATGCGTTTAGACAGATTGCTGAATATATAGAAAAATATAACAACACACCTACACTAGAGGCAATGTCAGTTGCATTTGATAATGCTAGTGAGGAACAAAGAAGTTTATTAAAAACAGTATTTGAATATGAACAAGAGCCTCAGGAACTACAATGGTTGGTAGATGAAACAGAAAAGTTCTGTAAAGATAAAGCAGTTTTTAATGCAGTACTAGAAGGTATACAGATTATAGATGGTAAGAAAAAGGATATGACTCCTGATGCTTTGCCTGATTTATTAACTGAGGCATTACAAGTAGGCTTTGATACTAATGTAGGACATGACTTTATTGAAGATGCTGATAAACGATTTGATTTTTACAATAGAATAGAAAACAAAGTTCCTTTTGATCTGGATATGTTTAATAAAATTACAGATGGAGGACTATCTAACAAGACACTTAATATAGCATTAGCAGGCACAGGTGTAGGTAAATCCCTGTTTATGTGTCATATGGCGTCAGCAGCTATTGCTAATGGACAGAATGTACTCTATATTACATTGGAAATGGCAGAAGAAAGAATTGCAGAAAGAATAGATGCTAACTTAATGAATGTTCCTATAGGAGATTTATCTAACATGTCTAAGCCTATGTTCCAAGATAGAATAGGCACATTAAAAGAGAAGTATGAAGGTAGATTAATTGTTAAAGAATATCCTACAGCATCTGCACATAGTGGACATTTTAAAGCATTGATTAATGAATTAAAACTAAAAAGAAACTTTCATCCTGAGATTATTTTTATTGATTATTTAAATATTTGCACAAGTTCTAGGTTTAGGCCTGGCAGTAGTGCTAACTCTTATACAATTATTAAAAGTATTGCAGAAGAACTTAGAGGTTTGGCAGTAGAACTAGATGTTCCTATTTTTAGTGCTACACAAACAACTAGAGGTGGTTATGGAAATAGTGATGTTGACTTAACAGATACCTCAGAAAGTTTTGGTCTTCCAGCTACAGCAGATTTAATGTTTGCAATTATAAGTACTGAGGAGCTAGAACAACTTGGACAGTTTATGATTAAACAGTTGAAAAACAGATATGCTGATCCTACAAGAAACAAAAGATTTATGATAGGTGTTGATCGTGCTAAAATGAAATTATTTGATTTGGAAGATTCAGCACAACAAGCTATAACGGACTCTAATATAGATGTTCCAGTATTTGACAGAGGCAAACAAGGAAGCGATTATGACAACCTTAAATTTTAATGATATAGAATTTGATGTAATAGATAATGTCTTGGCAAAAAGATATTCTAAGTTTCTAATGGAAAACATACATCAAAGTAAAGAGTTTTATTTCATGGGAGATAAAATAGATGAGATTCTGTCTGAAATAGATAAAATTGTTTACATGTATGGCAAAGAGCCTACAAGAAACATGAATAAATTACATGATTATTTTGCAGACCATGAAGACGATCCTGAAATGAGTAGGTTGAATAATCTCATTCATTACTATGAATTAAGCTTAAACAACTTTCCACCTCGTTGGGGAATGATGGTAGGTGAGGCGACAATGGAATTGTTTCCAGCAGACTATGAATACTTTACATTACTAAGGCAACCAGGTACTCTTTATGTGAATTATCCTCATGTAGGAAAACACTTTGCTGAGATTGCCTACTCTAGAGATTATGATATTCAAGAACATCAATATGTGCCTCAAGATATATGCAGGCCTAGTTTTCATATATGGTTAGGAGATGAAATAACTATTGAAATGTTGAATACCAATGTTAATATATTGATTGATATAGCTCACGGAAAGTTAAAAGATAGGCTAAATTTGCCTAATATTGACGATCCTGCAATGAGAATAGGGTATATTCCATTTGCCACACTTAAAGATGATATAAATATAAATGAACTTACAAATCATCTTTTGAAATGTAAGACTAAGAGTAAAAATCAATGGGAGTTATTTACAAATGGCTGAATCAGAAGTAAATATTAGTTTAGAAGAATATGAGGCATTAAAGGCAGCAGCAGCGCCAGCCGAAGAAGAGGCAGCGCCACCTGGCAAACCTTGGTGGAGTGCACCTGACGATAGAGGTTGGATTTGGATTGCACCAGAGTATTTTAGTAGATGGAGATTATTTCCTCGTGCATTTATTAGCATGTATATCTACTTATTGTATCAGGTGACAAACTGGTTTATGGATTTACCTTCACCAGGACCTGAACAAGCAGGTCTTGTTAGTGTTGTCGTAGGAGCTGGAGCAGCCTGGTTTGGACTATATGTTAATAGTACAAGCACAGGACAGGATAAGAAGTAATGCCTGAGGTTGTTTTATCAGATTTCTATATTGAGTTTATAGGGTTTTTGCTCACCCTAATAATCGGGCTCTCTATTAGAGATTATGCTGGCTCTTTTGTTAAAGGCGCTAAGTTTAGATTTAACCCCGCCTTCCAAGAAGGCGATAAGGTGCTACTTGATGGTAGCCCAGCACTCATAGTTAAAATAGGATTGAGTGAAACAGTTTTTGGAATCTACGGAGAAGATGGATATACATGGAGGTATGTTCCAAATACTAGAATAGAATTCTTGAAGTTAGAGAAGATAGTGGACCCCGATTTACATCGGGATACTGCACAAGAGAAGGCACAAAAGATGGTAGATGCTTTCCAAGATGCTAACATACAAAAGAATGGAGAAGAGATTAATAAATTAAAAAATGGAGAAAAGTGATGCCACCTAAATTTAAACCGAGTCATAAAGAATATGTTAAAGGTCCAGACGGTAGACCAACAAAAAGAACAAGAATGAAACATTATTACCTAGCACAAACATCTACACAAGAGATTATTGACGGTATAAATAAAGGTAAAAGAAAACATCGTAATAAATTTATTAATGAATTAACTAGGCGTGGAGTGAAATTAGTATGGAAGACGGAAGACGAGATAGCAACGGAACAGTAGGTGAAGGCCAAAAGCCTGGAGCTTTAAAAATATATGATGGAGCCTTAAGTGAAGGCTTTGCTGATGATCTAATTGAAATATTCAATGCTAACAAAGAAGCACACATAGAAAATAAACACGAAACTCTCAATTTCGTAGAGTACAACTACACCCTGAATCACAAAGAAGAAGATGTGCATAAGAGGCTCATGGAACATACAGGGCAACTCTATAAACATTACCTCGGGGATTTAGGCACAACCAATATGATTCAAGTATCTGGTTTCGAGGAAATCAAAATATACAAATATGAAAAAGGAACAGGGTTTCACGATTTACATATAGATGCTGTAGATCATGAAAGTTCTATTCGAGCAGTAGCCTTTACCTGGTTTCTCAATGAAACTGATGGCAATGTGGATTACCCATTACAAAGAATCGGTGTCCAGGCTCGCAAAGGCAGGGTAATTATAACGCCTGTATCGTGGGAATACCCTTCAAATAACCACATTTCTCAAGAATCTGACAAATATATGTTACAAACTTTTCTACATTTAGCCTAAGTTACTGATATTACACCAAAAAAGATTTGAAAAAATGCTTGACTTATGGTCCTGTAGAGTGCATAATAACGGTATATTAAATAAAAAGGTATAAAGATTATGACAAATTGGGAAGACTTATCAGAAAGAGATCAACTTTTAACTTATATTAGTGATACTCACAAAGATGCTTACGGGTTTAGACCTAGAGGCCTCTACAATGATATGTCTGTCCAAGAGCTTAAGGTTGAGCTTGATAGACTCTATGAGGCAGCTTCTGAGGAAGCAGATCGCATACATAATATCGAGACTCGAGCTTGGAAGGCTTTGAAAAGTCATTATGCCGATTTAGTTAATATGGGAGCAAAAGACTTTAGGCAAGCTCTTGCTTGGGATATGGAAGCTGAAGATTGTGAATCATGGGACTTTGGGTTCTACTGTTACCACAAAAACCTTTCTTATTCTAAGGAAAGAGTGCTAGAAAGATTAGCAGCTTAATAGCTCTTTTGGTCCACAAAGTGGTTGACTCTTGGTTGGCAAGAGTCTATAATGTAACTTGTAAATTAGAAAATATGGAGAAACGCTGTTATGACAGATCAACTATTTAAATATGCAGGATATTCAGTTACGGAAGCAGGCCAAACTAAGGCTAGGTTCGGTAATGATATGGTATCACGCATAAAGAAACTTACGGCTAAGGGTAACCAAGATACTTGGTTCGCTGAATTGCCGCAAGCCATGACCAAGAAGGAAGCATCAAACTTCTTACTTGAAAAGGAGGAGATTAAATCCAACTTTGATGTAAGAGATGCTTTACAAAAGGTCGTGTATCGTAATGTGCCTAAGGGAACGACTCGTGTCGTGAACGAGGGTGCTGTTTCAACCGGCAATGATGCCAACAATATGGAGAGCTAATATGGCTAATCGTAAAGTGACCCAAACTCAAAAGGTTCTAAACTTTTTGAACAAAGGGAATAGTTTGAGCAATGCAGTAGCAACGCACAAACTTAAAGTAAACAGACTACCTGCTAAGATTCATGTTCTTAGACAACAAGGGTATCCTATTTACACAAATTCCAATGCAGTAGGTAATCCTACTTACCGTCTTGGTACACCTAGTAGAGCAATGGTAGCAGCAGCTTTTAAAGCTGGCGTATCATTTAGCTAAGCTAACTAAATGGAGCCCTATATGAAACATAAGAACCCTGGGGCTCCATTACATTTTTTGAGGTTTGGTACACCGAGGTCGTCAGAGATCAAAAGACCAACTATAAATATAGGAGAAGAGCTAGGCAGACTCGAAAAAAAGGCCGTAACAAAAACATATATCCTGGATAATGATATAAAACTTATCCACCGAATTTTTGCTCGGATAGCTCAGTTGGTAGAGCAGATGATTTGTAATCATCAGGTCGTAGGTTCAAATCCTATTCCGAGCTCCAGACAAACATAAAGGATAGGAAATGGAAAAAATAGATTTAGCAAAAGAATTAATTGAAGCATTAAGCAATCAATATCGTGGCAATATACAAGCTGCAAGAGCTAATGTGAGAGTGTACCTAGAAAATCCAGCAGGGATTGGTGAGCACCCAGATATTATTCAATCTATTGACAGCCAGATCCAAATTATAGCAGACAACCAAGAGAAATTAGATATTCTCAATAGCCGTAGATTCAACTTTTCAGGGAGTAATTTTCCCGTTGAATAATTTACAAGCTACCTTTGGTAACGAATTTTTCCGTGCAGAAGTGAGACCTTTTAAGGACACAGATCTGTACAAAGTAGAGTTTTTTAGTAAGGACGATTTGGTCTTTACAGAATATGTGGCTGACATAGCCACCGCTGAGGATACAGCAAAAACATTCGTTAGACAAAGGGAGCGACTACATGGCAAATAATGTATATTCTACTATTCAATTTCAAGAAGGCGACAATGAGGCAGAAAGAGAGTTCATAAGAATTTTTGAATTCATACAAACCTTCGATGAAAAAGGATTAGAGTTTGCAGACTTTTATCTCACCAATCAAGAAATTGTAGATGATGAGTTTATGGAAGATTGGGTAGGTCCTAGAAAAGCAGTCGTTACAAATTTTATGGGTACAGAAGTAGAGATAAAATCCTCTTGGATATCTCCTCGTGTATTTTTCGAAGGTTTATTAGAACATTTAAGAAACACAGATCCTGATGTTAAATTAAGTATGCAATATGAGGATGAATTTCTAATGTTCTGTGGTGTGTATGTTAACGACAAGAATATTGAAGAGTCAGGTGGTTGGTTCAAGGCACAATTCGATAAACTAGAAGATGACGAATTAGACTTCTTAGAGTTTGTAGAGGATATACAGATAGAATGGTTAGATGAATTGTGTTAATTTTGTGTTGATAGTATGTTAGGAGGATATATAATGCGGTTTGTGGAAAAAATGGAGACATACGATTCACAATCTCCTACTTCTAACATTTTTATATTTAATGGAGGAAGACTTGAGACTTGTTAAGACGACTTCAACCAAAGGTCAACAAGACGTCAAGATGGAGATGGAGATATGAGGTTAGATTACAAAGACTGTGGCAAAATTGGCATTACATGTAGCACATTTGATTTGCTACATGCTGGACATGTCGTTATGTTAGAGGAGGCCAAAAGGCATTGTGATTACCTAATAGCAGCGCTGCAAGTCGATCCTACTCAAGATAGAGATACCAAAAACAAACCTATACAAAGTATTGTAGAAAGACAAATACAGTTAGCTGCTGTGAAGTATGTTGATGAGATAGTTATGTACTCTACAGAATCAGAATTAGAAGATTTATTCCTTACATTACCTTTAAATGTTAGAATACTAGGTACTGAATATAGGGACAAAGAGTTTACAGCTAAGCAGATATGTTTAGATCGTAATATAGAATTGTTTTATAATGTAAGAGATCATTCTTTCAGTAGTACATCTCTTAGAAACAGAATACAAAACAATGAAATACAAAAAATAACTGGTTATGCAGATGCAGTGATGCCTGAAGTGATAGCCGCTAACAAAAAGAGGAAAGATGATGAGTGATGATAATAAATATTTAGGTAAAAACACACCTGCCATTCGCAGAGTAGTTAATTGTTTAAATGCTGAGAAAAGAGCCTTACATGGTGAATTCAAGCACTATTGGAAGAACACTGCTCAGAAAATAGCTAAATCAAATGATA